ATCGTGATGGGTGGCCGTCCGTCAAGCCTTGAGATCGGTGGCGCGTTGTATCCGTGCTACGACCTTGATTGCGCTATCCAAGCCCAGACTTTGTAATCCACAACTAATCAACACAAATCATCTACTATCAGAACATAACCTAAGGAGCATTTATGGCCAGTAGCACTTACCTCTCGAACCCAGTCCTCACAATTAACAGCGTTGATCTGACTGACATGTGCAGCGCAGCAACATTAACCTATTTGGTTGAAGCGCTTGAAGACACCGCGTTCGGCACCAACTCACGCAGTTACACCGCAGGCCTTGTCAACAACGAAGTAACCTTGACGATGTACGCATCGTTTGCAGCAACCGAAACCTACGCAACGTTGTTCCCATTGGTTGGCACTAAAACAAACATCACCTTGACCCCAGCGTCAGGTGCAGAATCAGCAACTAACCCTAAATTTATTTTGACTGGTTGCTATCTTGAGTCGTTGCCAGTTATTAACGCATCACTTGGCGAGTTGTCAACCTATGACCTTACGTTCATGGGTGGCGCGCTGACATTGGATACCACCAACCCGTAATCAACGGCTCCAAGCCGACATAGGAGAAACATGAAAATCAAGTTGCAGTTAAAGCGCACGCTTGACAGCGCGCCCGAGTATTACTACACAAACCTGTTTGTAATTACGGAATGGGAACGCCTTGAGCGTCGCAACATTCAACAGCTCTCCGCAAACCCGTTGTACTCGGATTACGCCTGTTGGATGCACACAATCCTCAAGATCAAAGGCGAGCAAGTTGGTGACAACTGGCGCGAATGGCTAAGCAAAAACCCTGACATCGACATTCTGCCGGTACTGGACGAGACAGACCCAAACCCTACGGACGCGGCACCTACCGCCGCCAACTAGCAGAGATATTGGTCGCGGTCGGTTGGTGGCCTAGCGACATTGTGTTTGACGCTCGAGATATGGCAACGGTCATTAAAGTGCTTAACGAGGCAAACAAAAAAAGGAAATAACGTGGCGGAAGTATCGACAAAGATTGAGGTCGTAGGGCTTAAGGACGCCTTGAAGACCCTCAACAAAATTGACAAATCTTTGCGCCGTGAAATCACCAAGGACTACAAGAAAATTGTCCAGCCTGTTATTGACGACGCCAACAAGCTTGTGCCGTCTGGTGTGCCGTTGTCTGGTATGGCGCGCAATTGGCAAACCCGATCAGGGTTCCAGATCTTGCCGTGGATACCTGGCATGAAACAAAAAATTGCTGCCAAGATTAATACTCGAGCGATCAAGGAATACAGCGGGAACAAAACCAATGTGGGCACGTTTGCCATTCAATGGAAAGGCGCGACTGGCACGATGTTTGACACGTCTATGGCTGGCTCATTAGGGCGCGCGCTAACTGCACGCTATGGCAGTCGTTCGCGAGTAATGTGGAAAGCGTACGAGCAACGCCAAAATGATGTCATGTCCGAGATGGAACAACTGGTTAAGCGCGTCATGGATGAAGCGAACAGAGAGACCGCGTAATGGCAATCAATATCCCAATTATCAGCGAGTTTGACGGCACAGGGATAAAGAAGGCTGTCAAACAGTTTCAGCAACTTGAGACCGTTGGCGAGAAAGCACAGTTTGCAATTAAGAAGGCGGCGGTGCCGGCAGCTGCAGCGTTGGCTGGTTTGGCGGCTGCACTTGGTAGTGCAACTAAAGCGGCTATGGAAGATCAGCAAGAGCAGGCGGCGTTAGCGCTTACTTTGCAGAATGTGACTGGCGCTGGCAAAGCCCAGACCGCACAAATTGAAGATCAAATCAGCGCGATGAGTCGAGCGTCTGGTATTGCCGACACAGAATATCGCAAGAGCCTTGAGGCTCTAGTGCGCGGTACAAAAGATGTTGACATGGCCATGAAAGACATGAACCTTGTTATGGATATCAGTACAGCGCTGCAAACCGATTCCAGCACCGTTGCTGATGCGCTTGCAAAGGCTTACCAAGGCAACTTTAAGGCGCTTCGATCATTAAGCCCAGAAATGGCAACAATGATTAAAGAGGGCGCAAGCCTTAACGAAATCATGGACGTGCTTGGCGGAACTTTTGGTGGCGCTACTGCCAAGAGTGCTGAAACCGCTGCAGGCAAAATGAAGATTCTAAAAAACTCCATTGGAGAAACCCAAGAGTCAATTGGTGCTGCGTTGTTGCCCGTTCTTCAAGCAGTACTACCAGTACTTAACAGGTTTGCTGCATGGGCTCAAGACAACCCCAAAGCATTCTTGGCTATTGCAGCCGCTATCGGCATAGTTGCCGCTGCGATCGTAGCCACAAACATTGCCATGGCGCTCAACCCATTCAGCCTGATCGCTGCAGGCATCGCATTGCTGATCGTGGGTCTTGTAACCGCGTACAACAAGTTTGAGTGGTTCCGTGACGGAATCAACCTAATTGTCAACACCGTGATCGGGTTCTTTGCCGGCATGGTCAACGCTGCAATCGGCGCAGTTAACGCAATTATTAGCGCATATAACTCAATCCCGTTGTTGCCTGATTTGCCAAAAGCTCCAACTGTGCCCGTGCCACAACTTGGCAAAACATCTAATAAGCCTGCACCTGGACGTATGAGTATTCCTCGACTTGCTGATGGCGGCATCGTGTCTTCACCTACCTTGGCGCTAATCGGTGAGGCAGGCCCAGAAGCCGTCGTGCCATTAGATCGCATGGCCACAGGCGGCGGCGTAACTATCAACGTGACTGGCGGTCTTGCCACAAGCGCCGAGATCGGTGAATCTGTTGTTAACGCGTTGCGCGCCTACTCACGGAGTGCAGGGCCGTTGGCTCTGAACATTGCCTAATGCCAGGCGTTGCGGTTGTTGATTCAGGTAATTATGACCTGCAAATAGAAACAGGTTTTATTGTTAACGCGTTTACGCTTGACAACGTGACATCTGGTGTTCTTGACAACACGTTCTTTGTGCTTGACGGCAACACAGAATATGCCGACGTCATGGCTGACTGCACGCAAGTAAATGTTAGGCGCGGTCGCCGAGATGTGGGCGATCAGTTCAGCGCAGGCACAATGACATTTACCATCCGCGACGTGGACGGCATTTTTAACCCGTTTGATGACCAAAGCCCGTACTACGACACGCCGCAATCTAAGCCAGGTCTTGCACCTATGCGTAAAGTGCAGCTCATCCGATACGACCAAACAGACACACCTGAATACATCTTTTCTGGTTTCGTCGTCAATTTTGACTACAACTTTGCGCTTGGCGGTTTAGACACCGTGACCGTGTATTGCGCTGACCAGTTTTATCTGCTTGCCCAAACTTACATGAACGAATTAAACGTCACGTCCGAAACATCTGGCGCGCGCATTGAAACTGTGCTCGATCTGCCAGAAGTTGACTTCCCAGCGCTACAAAGGGACATCGCGACAGGCACAGTAAATCTTGGCCATGATTCCTCATACACAGTTCCTGCCGGCACGAACGTGTTGCAGTACATCACGCAAATTAACGAGACCGCAGAGTTTGGGCGTGTCTTTATGTCAAGAGATGGCACGCTTACATTTCAAGAACGGATTGGAACAACCCTTAGCCCGTCTGTAGCTGACTTCCATGACGATGGAACTCAAATTAAGTACGACGGTCTCGGCATTTCGTTTGAGGCGAACGAGGTAATCAACAGGTCTGTGGTTACAGGGCTAGACGGCAAAACAGCAACCGCGATAAACGCAGGCTCAATTGCTCAATACTTCATTCAGACCAGCAGCATCCTTAACAGCTTGCTCCACGAGCAAACCGCCATAGACACCGCTGCCAGTTACCTCTTGAATCCAATACCAGAGCCACGGTTCACATCGGTGGAAACCAAGTTCCTGATGCTGACCGACGCCCAAAAGGACACGCTGGCAACCGTAGAAATAGGCGACACAATCGCAATAGAAAAGACGTTCCAAAGCGGTGCTGGCACAACCCAGTTGGCACAAGACCTAAGCGTTGAAGGCATTGAGCATTACTTGGACTATTCCACAGGCCACCGTGTGCTGTACTCGACTAGCCCAACCGTCATCGTTTATGAGCTGATCCTGGATAACGCCACGTATGGCACACTTGACCAGTTTAATGTTTTAGGATAGGAGACACTATGGCAACACCAACCACACTTCCGGCATCGTTTACCGCTGGTCAGGTTTTGACCGCTGCACAACAGAATGCTTTACGTGGCGCGTTTCGAGTCTTGCAGGTCGTACAGGGAACCACAACAACGCTTGCAAGCACAACTGGCGGAACATATTTGGACACAAACTTAACGGCAACCATTACGCCGTCCGCTACCTCATCTTTGGTGTTGGTTTTTGTGTCACAGCGCACCTATTCAAGCGCCGCTAACGCTGGCGTAAAACTAAAACTATTGCGCGGTGCAACACAAGTTGTAGAAACCGTAGATGTGAACTTAAACGCAGGCGGTGCAGCTACTAGCCTTTGGAACCCGATTTATTTGGACAGCCCAGCAACAACATCGGCAACTACTTACAAAACACAATATGCGCTTGGTAGCGGTGTTGGCACAGCAATTGTTCAACCGTCAAACAACTTGGCATCTATTATTTTGATGGAGATTTCAGCATGACCGACGGCGAAAAGCATTACGAACTAATCAAAAAACTGACCGACGCAGGATTCTTGACAGGTTGGGGATTAAACGATCTTGAACTTGTGTTGTGGGAACACGAAGAAAACCCACCGAAACCACTTACACGCCCTGCATGAAATGGCGTTACCTCATCGGATACGGCGCACTAATAGCCGTCGTCTTGTGGGGTTGCGCTGGCTGTAGTTATGACGGCTCATATCGCTACCCATGCCAAGACCCATCAAATTGGAAAAAACCAGAATGTCAACCACCGATCTGCAACCCATCTGGAACATGCACAAGGGATTTGATTTATGAGACCACGCCTTAAACCTGAAGAACTACACGCTCGACTGATCGTTGTGGTGGGCATAGTTCTTGCCAGCGTGTTTGCGATAACCGTTATTGGCTTTGTGTATGCGCTCATGTTTGTGACCCAGCCGATAGACAAACAAGCACCCAACGACGCTGCCTTTATTGACCTGCTATCGACCTTGACCGTGTTCATGACCGGCACGTTGTCAGGTTTAGTGGCCTCAAACGGGCTAAAATCTAAAGCAAAGGAGCCAACCAATGAAACCAAGTGACAAAGCCTTACTCGCCTCATACGGTCGCTCAATGCTTGCTGCCGTCGTTGCACTCGCCGTAACAGGCAACACAGACCCATCAGCACTTTTAGCAGCTGCGATCGGCGCGGTCTGCCCAACAGCATTGCGTTACTTCAACCCTAAAGACATAAAGTTTGGTCGTGGCAGTAGCAAAGGCTAAGGCTGGCGTACCAAACGCACGCGACTACATAGGCAACGCGGACGGTGCATCACCAGCGCCCCGTGCCGGCATGAACGAATGGATTAAGCAAGCAATTGCTGCATCGAATGGCGCGCTTTGGAACAACGGTTCTTGGGGTCAACGTGACATGCGCGGTAAACCAGGTTCTTTGTCGGTGCACGCGACTGGCAGAGCTGTTGATTTGTCATATCGCAAATCCGAAAAACAGCCAAAAGCAGGACGCAAAGAAGCGCTGATCTTTATTGACAAACTTGTGGCAAATGCCAACGAACTTGGTCTGCAATGCATTCTTGACTACTTCCCAAAAGAGCACGGGCGCGCGTGGCGTTGCGATCGCCAAGCATGGCTCAAATACGACAAACCAACTATCCACGGTGCACCAGGTGGCGATTGGTTCCACATTGAGATAACACCACAGGCCGCCGACTCGGTGATCTGGGTAAAAGCCGCATTCTTAAAGGTGTTCGGGGAAATCCCACCTAAGGCTTGATCTATGTTCTAGGGTCGGAGTACCGACAAAAGGACAGGCAATGACTGACATCCAGATATTCGACTACAGCGTCTATACGGGAGTAATGGACAACGGTCAAGAAATCTTGGTGCAAATCTTCACCAACCCCGACTCGGGAAAGTTCCTTATGGGACAAATCGCATTCAGAATGGCATCCTCATCATGGGGCATGCCCATACCTTTGGAGAAACGATGAACTATTTTGCAGAGAAAATCATTGGATTAGTGCTTTGTACGGTCTTTGGTGTTACGGCGCTCACAGGCGCTCCTGACGCGTCTGGTAGCCCGTCTGGGACTATCGCCTTAGCGCCTTTAGACGTTGCGGCATACCTAATTGAGCCAACCACGACTACCAGCTCAACAATCTACATTGACCCTTATTCGTCGGCTTGTGAGCAGTTCAGCGCGCTCGCCGTCAACCTTGGTTGGCCTGCCGATCAGCGCACCGTGCTCGAATCAGTCATGTTCAGGGAGTCGCGTTGCATACCAAACGCCTACAACAGCAAAGACCCGAGCGGTGGCTCGCGCGGTCTAATGCAGATCAACGGATTTTGGACACCATGGCTAACTGATGCCGGCATTATTACAAGCGCAGAAAACTTGTTACAGGCTGAAACTAATCTTGTTGCAGCGTTAGCAATTTACAACTACGGCGTCGAGCGTCACGGTTACGGCTGGGGGCCATGGAGTGCAACAAAATGAGCGAAGGTAGCGCATGGAATCAAGGCGAACTATCAGAAGAAACCCGACGAATGGTAATGGAGCAAATGATGACAACAAGACACGACATGGCAATCTTCAATTTGATTAACGAAATTGCAGACATAAGCACTAACCCGCACGCAAGCATTATCCAGCGTCTTAAAGGCATGAAGAACTCGTTGTCATTAGAAGAACCAATGCCATTACACGATGTGACTACACTCGACTTAGCAATCAAAGCACTACAAGCACATTCCTAACCGACAAGGAGATTCCGACAATGAAAACCTGCACGATCTGCAAAGAAACCATCGCCTACCCCGACATTCAAGG